TTGTGCTCGTGTATTGAGCAGATTCTGATTTGTCCTCTTTAACACGTAAGCTAGCTGTTCTTTGTATAGGATAGTTATGTCCCCATAAGCATCCATTTCACCGTAATCGGCATGTATATCTCTAGAAGCTCCATAAGCGATGCAAGGGCCCCATTCATCAAGCAGGGGCTTATCTGTTGCATTTACGAACTGAACAGCGTTAGCGCCAGCTTCTGTAGTCACTAAAGTGTTTGCGTAAGCCTTCGTTTTAAACCTGTATGCGGTATCTGGTACGGGATAAAATGTGAATTGGTTGTTATACAGTAGAACGGCTGTAGGCCTTCCAGCTTGAAACTGAATGTATGACAGATAAATATTTTCCCCTGACACAGGAGCAGTATTAAATGTCACCGATACAACCCCAGTTGAGTAGTTCAGTGTTCCCGTTCCACCTAGACTACCAGTCAAGGCAACATCTGCTGTTGTATAAGCTGTATTTGTATCCTGGAAAACCTCAACACCGTCTGTAATTACTGTCGTCGCAGGAAGGATTGGGAATGAGCCAGCAGTTGAGTTAAATGCCACAGTTGCACCGTCTCCAGTGCCGATAGTTTGTCGATTAACATTCTCTGGATTGTTATCGAAAAAGGATGATGGCTCTTGGTACCAAAGCATAGACAAGTTGTCGAGTGTAGCAGGGGGCTCAAAGTTCACATACCCAGAAGGTAGGTTATACTTTTGCTGATTCCCAACCGTTAGGAACTCATAATATGTATGAATCCGCTCCAACTTAAGCTCAGCAGGAAAGGTATACTGGAAGTACTTATTGATGTACTCGTCCAGTTGTTCATTAGAAAGCTCTTGGGGGGAATACCTACCCGTGACCATTCTAACCTTTTGTCTTATCTCACTCAGCGACCAATCAGCCATCATTAACCTCTTTAGTAGACTTCACGCATTTGAAAGCGTGACTTTTGTCCTTTAAGCGTTTTTTCCATACGTCCTGTTCCATCTGGTTTCCATCCCCACATCGGCGTTGATTTTGCCTCAATATGGCGAGCGACAAAGCGAGGAACTGTGTACTGACCACCATGATCGAAGACAAAAGTATGCTTGTTGTGAGCATTACCATAAGTAAACCGCTGTTGTAGCCCAGGCTCTTCTAGATTGAAAAATTCATATTTCACCATCTCACGAAGGTGTTTTTCTTCTTTCTCTCCGAGCTTCTTAGTAGGGTCAGTCGGGTCGATGATAGGCAGTCTTTGCATCTTGCCCTCTTCGACTTTATTTACAGTTGCTTGTGCCATAATTCATACTCCTTAATTAAGGGTAGGGACAAAATGTCCCCACCCGCGTGATTACACGACAGATTCTTCACCGTAAACCACAGCCACCATGGATTCAGCGTTTCCGCCAACCGCAGACGTACCAAGAGTAAAGCCACGAATAGCCTTGTTCTCGATAGGAATTGCGACACCATCAGAGTCTGAGATTCTAGTAACGAATCCACCAGATACGTAAACGCTAGATGCAGCGGTGCTTTCAACAAGAGTAATAGTCGTTGCAGTCACAGAAGCTACTGTGTACTGACCGTTTAAACTCGTAGCTGTTGAACCATCGTCAGCTAGCCCAGCCACTTTAATAGTGTCGCCAGCAGCGATACCGAAAGTTGCTGTATCATTTACAGTGAGAACACCAGGAGCAGCATTAGTGAAACCGCTGATGGCAGGGCCATAAGCAGCGTCTTGCGCTAGAGGTGTTACACCGTTAGTTGTTACATAAGCTGGAACTCCTACGTTAAAAATAGAAGCGTCAGCCATGTCATCTGTCCACGCCAATGCAGCCGCAGTGGTAAGATTGAAAATCTCAATCTTAGCCGCTGTGAAACCGACATCGAAGTTTTTAGCTACTGCTGTTGCTGGGTTAGTCCAGCTAAGTCTTTTAATTTGAGCCATTAGTCATCCTCCTATTAATGTGTTGCTTCAATATTTAACATGAAAGCATCGTTCAAGATTCGGGCAACAAATGGATGCTGCCAACCAACTGAACCACGCTGATGCAATGGATCGGCTGCTCCAGCAGAACCAAGAGGCTCAACATAGAACTCTCCACTTTCAGAACCGAGGTGTACAACAGCGTACGCTTCTTTTCCGATGATGAAGTTGTTGTAAACAGGAGTAGCCGCAGCAGATACGCTTCCCACGCTAGTGTAAAGCCATCTTACGTTACCTGTTGCTCCCCATTCTGCATCCAATACTGACTGCTGGTTAGGGTAGTTTGCAGAGTGGATGAAGTTGGCAACTGATTCCAAATCATCAAGCAAAGCAGTGTCAATGTACGCCCAAAATGCTGGTCTCACAGGAGCAGTTCCGAACGCATCACGTCCCACAACTACTTCTGAGATCATTTCTGCATCGTTGTTCAATAAAGTTTGAACAGCAGAATCAATATCAGCCTTTGTTAATTCACTAGGGGTGTTTCCGTTCACACCGTTGCTACACTGTAGTACGGAGCTAGTTGAAGCAAGAACATCTCTTGTGACTTCGTCCATTGTTTGAGCCAAGTTTTGTGCCAATAGACGAGAGGATTCGTTAAGAACTCTATCTTCTACTGTAAGCTCAACTTGGTTCGTGATCGTTACGAAGTTACCGTAAAAATCAACACGAGCTTTAATGTCGGATGCACTTAAAGGTGCTCCTGGAGGGGTGATTCCATCTTGTAGAGGAATCGGAACTGTAGCCAAACGGGCATAGCGTCTAAATACGATTGTGTCACCCATTTTCTCTGGAAGCACACGCTTCTGAGCAAATTTTGTGTGGATAAGCTGCGGGTATGCAGTCATCAACAGTAGACGATCGTAGTATTCCCTAACCGCTGGAGGCAGTACAGCTACTGTAGTAATATTAGCCATTTGTTATCTCCTAATAGTATCCCAAGTTCTTCTGGACTTGTTTTTTGAAATCCGAATCACTCATGCTCTTGTACTGCTTAGCTTCTGACATTGGCGTTGTTTGCCCTACACTCGAAAGTGAACCCGCTCTTTGCGCGTTCTGAACTATGCGTTCTGCTTCGGCATTATTCGCTGCTTTTTTGTGAGTCTTCTTATAAGAATCACTATTCTTAGCTAAGTAGTACGCAAGCTCGTAGTCCTGCGAATTTTGTAACGTGCCCCTAAGGCTTGGATTTTGTTTCAAAACTTCGGGTAAATACTTGGTGACGACTTCCTGATAATCAGGGTACATCTGTGTCATACGTAGTTCTTGGATTGTTCCTTGGAACTCTTTCTCTTTCTTGTTAAGGGCTTTTTTAAGGTCTCTAACAGTAAGAACATCGTCCTCAGATAATCCATCAAACTCATCAGGCTTTGCAGCTTTCGGAGCCTGTTGGCTACTTTGTATTAACGAGATGTGATCTCTCATTACCGATAATTCGTCTTGAAGCTTCTGTCGTTCAGCCCTCTCGGCTTGCAACGCATCTAAGGGAACCTGACGATTCTCTTGTGGTTGCTCCATTGAAGGTTCTAAATTACTATCTGCTCCCTGAGCGGCGGCCTCAGTGTGTTGATCGCCCGATACTTGTTGTTCTTCGCTCATAGCGTGTAAAACTCCTTTATGCGCCCTTAAGTCGGCGGCACTATTGTGTTATGTATGCTCCAGGAATCGAGGTGGTTTCTATGACCGACTCGTCTGCTTTTTGGGCTCCTAAAGCTAGTAAGCCATCGAAATCAAACGGTCTCTGGGGCATATTCACGTCCCATTTCATTTCACCCGTTTGATTGTTAACCTCCGCAGTAATCATCCCGACCTGAGGGGCGGGCTTCTTCTTGTAGGCTTTGATGTGCTTCATCAAGGTTGGCTTCCCTTCAACATTAACCTTGGCTGGTTTGGCAAACAAAACGATCCAATACGGGTCTCTCAGCCCCTTATTGGCATCTAGAATGTCTTGTATTACCTTTTCATCAGCTTCAATGATTGCGTCTCGGGTTTCTCCAGTCTCTTGTGTCATACTTGTCTCCTAGTACTTGTAATCGAAAGCTTTGTCAGGATTACCTCTGTGCTTCATCGGTATTCTCTGAACTCTTCCCATGTCTTTCTTCTGGGCTGCAAATGCATTGCAACTTTTAGGACTCTTCTCGTGTCCCATAACTCCAGAACCGCTCATGCCTTTTGGCATTGCGTAACCTTTATCTTTAGGCATCGGGAACCTCCACGTTTCCTTGTTGTGGTAACTCCCCAAGTAGTCCACCT